AAAAGAAAAGTTACCTCACAATTTCGTGAACTTTTCAAATTAGGGGTTTACATCCCCTTAAAAATACGGTATAATGGTACCTATATTTAAAAAGATAAGGAGTCTATATAATGAATAACATGAAAATATCAACCCAAAGAATCTTAGAAGAAATTTCTAATAAGTTTCCAGGCCAAACGGATTTCCGTAGAGCCATAATCGAAGACGTGGCAAAATCCATGGGCTTTACCGCTAAGGATTTTTATCCTTTACTTTCTTCTGACAACAGAGTTAAGATCGGTACTTATTCCCTAGAAGGATTATTACCAGAAGCAGCTCCGGCAGCTATGGACCAGGTCCCAGCTACTGCGGCTCAAATGCAATCTATTACAAGCGATGAAAGAACTTTCGCTACAGTGGATCCTACATTCGTCCCATGGGGTTCTTTTAAAGATGTTACTCAGATTATTAAATCTGAAATGTTTTATCCTACTTACGTTTCTGGCTTATCCGGAAATGGTAAAACTTTTATGATCGAGCAAGCTTGTGCTAAGCTCGGCAAAGAATTCATTAGAGTTCAAATCAATCCAGAAACGGATGAAGATGATTTACTTGGTGGATTTAGATTAATTAACGGCGAAACAGTTTTCGCTAAAGGCCCAGTTCTAAAAGCAATGGAATCCGGTGCAATACTTTTACTCGATGAGATCGATAGAGCTACCAACAAGATCATGTGTCTTCAAGGTATCTTAGAAGGCAAACCAGTACTTGTTAAAAAGACTGGTGAAACAATTACACCTAAAAAAGGTTTCAACGTATTCGCTACTGCCAATACTAAAGGCAAAGGTTCAGACGATGGTAGATTTACCGCAGCTAGTATCTTAGATGATGCTTTCTTAGAAAGATTTACTATCTCAGTAGATATGCAATTCCCTTCAGTTTCTGTAGAGAAAAGAATTCTACAAAAACATATGGATAAATTTGATACCCAAGATACAGAGTTTGTAACCAAGCTTGTTACTTGGGCAGATATTATCCGTAAAACATTTTACGATGATGGCGTAGACGAAGTTATTTCTACTAGAAGACTTTGCCACGTTGTCCAAACATTCTCGATCTTTAAAGACAAAATGAAATCAATCGATCTTTGTATTTCTAGATTCGACGAAGATACAAAAATAGCTTTCTTGGATCTCTATACAAAAGTAGATTCAGGGGTAGAGCTAGAAATACCAGGAGATGAAGATGCCCAAATCTAAACCAAACTATAAATTTAACGAAGGAGCTTTGATTGCAGAGCTCCAAGGTTATATCGATGCTACCTATAATGGTCACTATTCTAAAAACAAATTCCAATCAACGGAATTTATTTCAGACTGCGGTCATGGTATGGGTTTTGCAATTGGTAATATACTTAAATACGCGCAGAGGTACGGCCGTAAGGGCACACGCGACGATCACCGAAAAGATCTAATGAAAGTATTACATTACTCTTTAATTGCGCTTAGCGAACACGACAGGTCTTAATATGAATGTAATACTTAATTTTTGGAACAAACACATATGGACAATAACATTTGTTATTTGTTTACCCCTTATATTAGCTTTTATTTCCCAAAAGGTATATGGATCAAATAGTGACATTGGAGAACAAAGAGTATGCTTAGCACAAAACATTTACTTTGAATCTGCTAACCAACCTGATGCAGGTAGAGTGGCAGTAGCCCAAGTGGTTTTAAATAGAGTGGATGATTTACAATTTCCCAATACAATTTGTGGAGTAGTTTATCAAGCTAAGATGAGAACTAATTGGAAAGGACAAGAAGTGCCTATCCTAAACCAATGTCAATTTAGCTGGTTTTGTGATGGTAAGTCTGATGAACCTACAGATTCTATTACTTGGATGCAATCCATTCGTATAGCAGATCAGGTTATGTTTGATATTAACTTTGATCTTACCGAAGGTGCTTTATACTATCACACAATTCATATCGATCCTTACTGGAACGATTACTTAACCCCCACGGTTATTATTAATGACCATATTTTTTACAAATAGGGATTTACATTCAACACAAACTATGGTATAATAGTACCATTAAACTAAAAAGGAATATATTATGCAATTATCAACCGACACAGTAGAAGTTCTAAAAAACTTTTCTACAATTAACCCAAACCTAGTTATCGAACCTGGTCAAAAACTACATACGATCTCTGAATCTAAAACAGTTATGGCTAAGGCAGAAATCGTAGAAGACTTTCCTAATCAGGTTGGGATTTATGATATGAATGAATTCCTTTCTGTGTTAAATCTAATACCAGGAAACAATATTGATTTCCACGATAAACATCTAACGATTTCTTCTGGACAACAGAATGTAAATTACTTTTATTCTAATACGGAAATTCTAACTACACCACAGAAAGACATTAATATGCCTGATGTAGATGTTGGCGTTACCTTATCAGAAGATGTACTATCTAAAATTAAACAAGCAGCAAATGTTTTAGGACATACAGATTTATCTATTACAGGTAACGAAGGTTCTATCATAGCTAAAGTATTCGACGCAAAAGATGCTACAGCAAATGATTATACTTTTAGTATTGAATCAGATAATACAGCTAAAGGCAAATTTAATTTTGATTTTAACATTGGTAACCTTAAGTTAATCCCAGGTGATTACTTTTTAAGCTTATCAGAAAAGAAAATATCCCACTGGCAGAATATGAATTTCCCAGTAGAATATTTTGTTGCCCTAGAGCAATCAACAAATTTTAATGTATAAATATATGCATGAAAAGAATTCTCCATTTAATTATGGGGATAATGGTGGAGGTGCTGATTATCAGGCCTCTATATTTAGTCTACTTTGCAAAGGAGAAATAAAATGACAGACGCAGTAGAAACTCAAGCAGCAGAAGAGCCTGTACAACTCTCGCTAGGGGATATCCAATTATTTGTTCAGATCATAGATCTATGTTCAAAAAGAGGAGCATTCGAAGGCCAAGAGTTAGAACCAATTGGAGCATTAAGAGGAAAGGTTGTAAGATTCCTGGAATCTAATGTACCAGCCGAAGAAGGCGCACCGGTTCAAGGTGAAATGGATGTTGAACCTTCAGAAGAAGAAGAAGCATCAAGCTAAACTTGAAAACAAACCTATTGCGGGAGGGTCAAATCCCGCTAACCTTAATTAGGATTATATAATGGATAAAAATGAAAAACAAGAGCTAATCACAGCTCTAAAAAATGGTACCGTTCAGGTAACATTTCAAAAGGTAAACTCAGATGAAATTAGAGTTATGCCTTGTACCCTTAACCCACTTGTATTAGAAGCACATAATGTTAAGCCAACAATTGGTGGTATAACATCTGATTCAGATCAAATACCTGCCTGGTCTATAGACAAACAGGCTTGGCGTTCTTTTATTGCTGATACAGTATTAGGTTGGGAAGTACTATGAATGAATTCTTATGGGTCGAGAAATATCGACCACAAATTATTGCAGACGTAATACTGCCTTCTCATATAAAAGCTACATTCGAGGATATTGTTAACGGAGGTGAATTACACAATATGCTTTTAACCGGAACAGCCGGTCTGGGAAAAACCACCGTAGCAAAGGCATTATGCAATGAACTAGATTTAGATTACCTACTGATCAATGGATCAGAAGAGGGTAATATAGACACGCTTAGAAATAAGATTAAACAATTTGCCAGCACAGTAAGTTTACAGGGTGGATACAAGGTGGTGATTTTAGATGAAGCAGATTATCTAAACCCCCAGTCCACCCAACCAGCACTAAGAGGTTTCATAGAAGAATTCTCAGGTAACTGTAGGTTTATACTTACTTGCAATTTTAAAAATAGAATTATAGAACCACTACATTCCAGATGTTCGGTTATAGAATTCAATATAGCTAAAAAGGACATGCCTCCTCTTCTTTCAGACTTTATGAAAAGAGTGGAATACATCCTTGGCGCAGAAGGCGTTAGCTACGATAAGCAAGTAATTGCAGATCTAATTATGAAGCATATGCCAGATTGGCGTAGAGTCTTAAACGAATTACAAAGATATAGTACCAGTGGAAACATTGATACAGGCATCCTAGTGAGCGTTAGCGAGACTTCTATCAATGATCTAATGCTTCATATTAAAGTAAAAGACTTTAAACGTATGCGTCAATGGGTAGCAGACAACATGGATACGGAACCAGCTTCCGTCTTTAGAAAGATCTATGATAACATGTATGAATATATTGACCCTAAATCTATACCTCAGTTAGTTCTTATTCTAGCTGATTATCAATACAAGAATGCATTCGTGGCAGATCACGAACTAAATCTTGTGGCGTGTTTAACCGAAATAATGGCAGGAGTAGAAATAAAATGATCTATGAAATTAACCAAGTATATTATGAAAAGGGTAGAACTGCATATAGGGTATGTATTAAAGATGCAGATAGCAATGAGCTTAAATCCGAAAGAATATTTAGAACAAAAGAAGATGCTAAGAGTTACATAGCACTTAAGAAGTTATATAAAAATGAATCCCTTTGATTACATAAATGCAATTAATTTTACTAAGAAGAATCTAATAGTAGATGATGAGACAGAAAAAGCTTATCAACCATTCTTAGTTAATAGAACTTTATCTCACTTTAGAGATACTGTATTATATGCTAATGAGATGAACATAAATCACCACCTAGATAGTGCGCTTCAGAATCAATTTTATATAAATATAATAAGAAAGAAGAAAAGATTCTCTAAGTGGGTTAAGCCATCAGAGATAGAATGTTTGGAAGTGATTAAAGAAAATTATGGATATAGTAATGAAAAAGCAAAATCAGTATTGTCCCTTTTTACTCCAGACCAAATTGAACAGTTGAAACATAGGATTTATAAAGGTGGAAAAAGAAAATAATGAAATAAAAGAATGGGTCCCAGCTGATATGCTGGAAGTGACTCTAAACGAACCGGATGACTTTCTTAAGATAAGAGAAACATTAACACGTATCGGTGTTGCATCCCGCAAAGATCAAAAGCTATATCAATCTTGCCATATATTACATAAGCAAGGTAGATACTTTATAGTTCACTTTAAAGAACTATTTCTATTGGATGGTAAGCCATCTAATTTAATTGAAAATGATGTACAGCGTAGAAATACAATTGCTACATTATTATCGGACTGGGGATTGGTTACAATGACTAAGCCATCTCAAGCCCAAGACACTGCGCCTCTCAGGCAGATCAAGGTCATACCTTTCAAAGAGAAAACTGAGTGGGAGCTATGTCCTAAATATAATATCGGAAATACTAAGCAACAAGATTAATTAGATATGCATTATCTTTACAATCTTGTTAATTCTCCCGGCTTTCATAAACTTATGAAATCGTTTGAATAATTTTTTCATATTATTATTTATACGTATAAAAATAGCATCTAGTTAATTAGTACGTATAAATATAATCGAAGAATGCGGCATTGGGCCGGTTCTCAATAACCTTGCTATATATAGGAGGAAATAACTATGGTAAGAAGTAATCTGAACGTACCACGTTCACTATTCGTTGGTTTTGATGGATTGTTTGAAGACTTAGAAAGGATTCACAATTCGGCTAGAACTGGAACTGATAACTACCCACCACACAACATTGTTCGTGTAGATGATGAAAATTTCATTATTGAACTAGCAGTGGCTGGATTCAGCATGGATGATCTCGAGATTGAGGTCAAAGATGGGATCTTAAAGGTGAAAGGTAATACTGGTGACGATGAAAGGTCGTATGCGTACAAGGGTATCTCATCCCGCAAATTCGAGAAGAGCTTCCGACTCTCTGAATTTGTCGTAATCGATGGGGCTGACCTTAAAGATGGAATACTCGTGGTGAATGCCAGGGTCGAAATCCCAGAGGAACAGCGTCCAAGGAAGATCAAAATAGGGTCTACTGGGGCATCAAAGAAGAAGGAATTCTTGAAAGAGTAATTCCGGTGAGCAGCGAAACTCGGTAGGTTATAATAATAATTTACCGGAGATAAATCATGACACAATTAAAAGCTTACTTAGCTGATAATCATGACATCGTTAGGACCTTAAAAGATATGTTGGTAACTGCTATGATCGCCATAGCCTGCGCAGGTACAGCACCTGCACTGATTTGGTTATCATTATTATCTTATTAAGGCTCTCGATATACAATTCATGCGGGGGGTAAGAAATTACCCCACCGTTCCTTGATTGAAAAAAAGGTTTACAAACCTTCTAAACTATGGTATAATATACTCACTATGCAATTTTATACAAACATTTCTCGCTATGGCAATATGCTACTTTATCGTGGTATAGAAAACGGCCAAAGAGTTCAAAAGAAAATTAAATACAAGCCCACATTATTCGTGGCAACCACCAAAGCAACCAAATGGAAATCCTTAGATGGATATCCTGTTGCTCCCATACAATTCGAATCTATGCGTGATGCTAAAGATTGGGTTCAGCAAAACAAAGATGTAGCTGGCCGTAAGATCTTTGGTAATACTAAACATCAGGCAGCTCTGGCTAACGATCTATTTCCTGGCCATATAGAGTTTGATAGATCTAAAATTAACGTAACCACTATTGATATAGAAGTTCAATCCGATGATGGATTCCCAGAACCTTCTGCAGCAGCTAAAATAGTTACGGCTATATGTCTTAAAAATAATATCGACAATACATATTATGTTTGGGGCTTAGGCGATTACGATGTAAGTAAATCCCTAATGAAAACCAACCGCGTGATCTATAAAAAATGTGTCGATGAACAAGAACTTCTTATAGACTTTATTAATCATTGGGCTACACCTTCGCACACGCCCGATGTTATTACTGGCTGGAACTCTAAGTTCTTCGATATACCTTATTTGGTTAATCGTATTCGTAGAGTCTTCGGCCCAGATCTTGGCGAACAAAATATTAAAAAGCTTTCACCTTGGGGTATGGTAGAATCCAGAGAGGTGGCAATTGGCTACAAATCTAGCAACAGAAATCAAACGTATGACTTCCAGGGTATATCCCAAATGGATTATATGGAAGTATTTAAAAAGTTTGGTTATGCTTATGGTCAACAAGAATCATATTCACTTAATAATATTGCTCACGTAGTTCTTGGCGAAGAGAAACTATCATACGAAGAACACGGATCTCTATTCGAT